TTTCCTTTCTCCACATGATAATAGTTTCCTTCCCCGTCCATCACCACGATGCTCCGATCCGCCAAACAACCACAACACCAGTACACCTCTTCATCATCCCCTTCCAGCACGCAGGCGAAGACATCAAATATAGCAGACCACATGTGTAATTTGCAAATTTTCTTGTGCCTTTTTTTAGAAAAGTTAAATATGCCACAGAATACACCAGTAACTAAGGCTTCATAAGTTCGTTTCTCGTTCCTGTTGTAGTCTTGAAAATCGTTTGCCTGTTTTCTAACCGATAGCTACTGCCGGTGAACTTGATGACTTCACATCGATAAAGCAGCCTGTCAAGCAGAGCGCTGGCAAGGATTTCATCATTCAATGTTTCTACCCATTCTGTAGGTGCCTTGTTGGTTGTAATGATGATGGATGTCTTCTCATGTAGGGTGTTTATCAGGTTGAAGAAGGCAGTTGCTTCCTCTCTTTTCACAGGAAACAGCATGATATCATCTATTGCCAGCAGCTGTGCGCGCAGAATCTTATTATAAGTCATCATGGCCGGAGTTGAGATGTCTTTAAGTCTGAGACAATTTACGATATCCTCCATTGTCATCAGGTATGCCTTGTAACCGGCCTTGACCGCATCAAAGACAAGACCGGCTGCCAGAAATGTTTTTCCAGTCCCTGATGGTCCCATCAGGATCAGGTTATAAGCTTCACGGAGCCATACCAGTTCACGAAGCTCCTTCATCTGCCGGCGGTCTATGCCTTCATAAAAATTGTAGTCGTATTCGTCAAGATCATGTTTTCGGGGCAGACGTGCCGCAACAAGGCGTCTCTCGTAGTCTTTCCTCTCTTTCATCTCAACTTCGGTGCCTAATACCAGGGACAGGAATTCCGGGTAGGTCGGTTTTTCTTCCTGTGCATGATGCAGAATGCTGTCCATGCGGTTTGCAATGTTGTAAAGCCGCAGACGTTTGGCGTGTTCTTTCAATTTTTCACTTTGTATCATTCAAAAAACTTGTTATATTGGTTTATATCTGTTTTTTCAGGATGACAGTCCGCTGTTTCCGGAATGGATGTCGGAGCTTGGAAAGTCATCCCGTTCATATTGTCCTTACTCCTGTGGATTGAGCCGGATATTTCCTGCACGGAAAGACTGTTGTATATGTTTTTTTCCAGACAGGTCCGCAGGGCTGCTATCACTGTTTCTTTGCCGTATTCGGATATCACATGAAGCAGCAGTTTCATATTGTCTCTGTAATAACGCGGCTTTTCCCTTTCCAGATTCCGGAGCCACAGAATAACGGTGGGGTCATCTTCCGTCCGCTTTCGGATCCGGACCTGCAAGTCATTCACACTCCGTGTCTTGTCCTTATGATGTCTTTTGTCACATACATTTTTCCCTTTTCCGGGACACAACTCATGCCTGCATATGAGTTTACCGCTCTCTTTGTCGTACAGCTCGATATGTCCGTTATTCTCAAGAAGCCATACAACGGTGTTCCGATTTTTATAGGTGCCGGAGGGCACACTGTAGTAGTTGGTCCGGTACCGTACCGTATTGTCCTTGCGGACATGATACTCTTTCGGCTCGTCTTTAGGGGGCACCGGTTCTCCATAGTATGGCAACAGATATTTCCGTTCAATCTCAAATTCCTCAGCCGGAACCAGGCGTGTGGTTCCATGTATCTTGCCGTTTCCTGTTTTTTCCAGCCATTGCAGGACCTCGGTGTTAAGGACTTCCAGGCTGTTAAATGCCCGTCCGGCAAGAAAGTTACGCTTGACATATTTGACCACATTTTCCACTTTTCCCTTGCTTTCCGGATCAGCAGGACGGCAGAACACGGGCTGGAAATGCTGCTCGTTGACAAAGGCACGGAATGTTCTTGTCAATATGAGGTCACCCAGGTTTTCTCTGACCAGCAGGACTTTGTCCTGGTCATAGATTATCCTTCTTGGCTTCCCTCCGAAATATGCGAAAGCCAGTTCATGGGCATATACGGCTAGGGCTGATGTGAAAGGCGTACAGGAAAAATACACGAACTTCTGCCTGGAACGGCTCATCACCATGACAAAAAAATAAACTTTGACAAAGTTGTCCCTGTATGTGGGCATACGGCTTTCTCCGAAATCCATCTGGGCATATTCCCCGTAAGGGGTATCCGGCATTTTCTCATAAACACGTTTGGAAAGACCCTCCTTGTCCAGATTATACTTACGACGTACAGTTTCCACAAAATTGTATACGGTTTTCCCGCAGACGACAGGAAGATCAGGATACTGTTCCTTCATCCAGTCATGAATCTGGGAGGCGGACAGGAACCTGTACCGGGAAAGAACGTCACAGACATAACTTTCGTATTTGTCAAGTATGCGGGGATATCGCCTGCGATGCTGCAATTTTGCAGTCAATGTATCCTCATCCATTTTCAAGTACCGGCGCACCGTACTTCTATGCAGACCAAGCTGGAACGCAATCTGACTTTTGTTAAATCCTTTTGAATATAATTCTCTTATTTTGTACCACATGATGACTCTGTTGTTTGATTGGTGTCTGCATGCGTCCTTAGTTCTGTCCATATCATTTATATTATTGAAACGCAAATATAGACATTTTTAGGAGGCATGATGGCATATTTCCTTTTTCTAAAAGGACATGGGGCAAAGATACGGATTACAACTCCATACCTGTCCGTATTAATATTTTAATTTTAAAATTGTTTGATATTTTAAAATTAAAATATTCTGATATTAAAATGTTTTTAAATTGAACCGTCAGCATTCCTTTGAAAAAAAGAATATCCATTGATTTTCCACATAAGATTAAGTGTGGGTTACAGAATTAGGTGTCTGATATTTTTGATGATAATATAACATGTATGGGTCAATAAATATCATAAAACAACACCTGCATGACTTCATGTACAGGTATTTATGACTAAAGTTTTAATATTTCAACATTTTGATATTTTAATGTTTTAATATTAAAACACTTTAATGTATTGACATTAAGTATTGGATGGATATATATATTGAATGGATATTAAAAAAAAGTGACACGGCAATTTAGAATGTATACCTATCGGATTCGTGGAAAAAGAGGACGATTCAAAATAATCCTGCCGCTTCTTTTTGTTCCTTCTTGACGCTACCAGGCATGTCCGGTTCTCCGCCATCATTTTCAGATTACCTATATTTTTATTCGTTCATGGACAGGAATGTTCATGCGCATTTCTATCGGCAACCCATAAGTATTGACTGTCAGGTATTGTTCATTTTCTTCTTTTCGGGAAGATTATGCAGAAACAGATATTGTACTTTTCTTGATTTTCAGAATCGGTTTGATAAAGTCTGCCGTATTGTCTTCTGGTTTGTCCACCGACCACTTGCCGATAGCTTCCGAAGGAATCTCTTACAAAATGGCAATGCCAGTGCCTTTCCGGATTTCTCCGTGTCTTTCAAGACCTGAAATCCGGCGCACATCCGTATCTGCCATATAACCTTGCAGTTTGTTCCTGTATGGACATAATATATATCCGTTTTTCTGTCACATATTTTTTATATTCATTTCATTCCGCATGGTCTTTTCTCTTTTCTTGGGAAAGGGCTCTGCCCGAGAAATTCCATTTTTTCATCGAAAAAATAATAAGGAAGAGCAAGCAGGGTTCAGGCAAAGCCATGAACTAAATCACGCAGAGCCTTGATTATCAATTGATTACCGTATTTTTTGTAAATAGAATATTTATATTTAGTAAATTTTAACTAGGTAAGTATCTATTTTACAGACTTTTATATTGTAAACACAATATTTACAATGTAAAATTATTATATTGTAAATCAGAGCTTTACAATGTAGATGTAATATTTACAAAAAAAATATGGTCTGAGTATAAAAACGTTATACTGCTTCCCACTTACATTTGCGGAAACCATATAAAAAATATGACTGCTTTGGAAAAAAAAATCAATACGACAATTCGGTTAACCGCAGATGTGAAACAGTATCTGGACGAAATGAAAGGAAGCGTGTCGGCCAGTGAATTCATTGAGACAATGCTGTCCTACTTTGAGCGGAACGGGGTGGATCCCCGAACATCAATCAATGGGAAGTTCAAGACACTGGAACTTCAGGGAATCGAACGGATCATCAAAATCATCCGTGCCATAGAAAAAGATAAGATTGACAAGCTGCTTCCTGCATCGGAATCGCACAGTGATGATCTGCTGAAACAGGCAGACAAACAGGTCACCCAACTGAAAGCGGAAGTGGAACGCTTGAAAAAAGCAAGTGCTCCTGACGTGGTAGGTAGAAACAAATTGGGACAGGTTGTCAGGCTGCTGGAAAACGCTTTCGACCAGAAGAACTTCAAGAAGGCGGAAAAAGGAACAGATTATTTTGTCGCACCGGTTTATCATAAGAAAGTCACTTTAGGTTTGTTACCCAGTTCGTCTTTCAAACCGTACTGTTTACACAGAAATGAATAGTAATCCTTAATGCCTTGAATGTTCCAAGACATAGAAAAACCGCTTTCGCTGATGGAAGTGGCACGAAGCAATAGAGAGGGGATGAACTTCGCAATTGCCACCGACACCCGTGTTTGGCAATCCTCGTTCATCTCACCCCCTCCGCTTATCTTTGCGTTCAGACATATATCGAAAAGGTCAGCCTCCGACAAGTTAACGCCGAAGGTCTGAAACTTCTGTAATATATAATCGTTTACTGTCATGCGTTCATCTCACTCAAATCGAAGTTCACAATCAGGTTCGGGTTCGCAATCTGCGGAATCCATTCGGCTGTGTATTCCAGATAGCGACCATTGCCGTCCTTGTAACCTGAAATCAGCATATCGCCATCTGCCTGAGTGTAATTACGTCCCGGTACACCATCCACAGCTTCATAAGGAGTGTGGAAGCGCATATAACCGATTTTATCCTGCGGAAGCAGGGAAATACGACCATCTGCATAAATGGGGATATTCTTACCTGTTTGGTCTACCACATAATCTTCCTTGATTTCAATAGCCGGAAGTCCGATACCCGTAAAAATAGCAGAAGCCAGTTGCGAAGTGATAATCCCGGTGGACATATACATCTCGTTGCCTGTAAGCTGCATCTTGAACTTATCACCGAACTCGCTTGAACCGATGATGTTCTTGACGAATGTGCCACGGCTCATAATCATCTTGGGGAATGTGCCGTAAATAGATTTCAGCTCATTCAGTTTCTGCTGCAAGTAAGTGACGAAATAGTCTTTATCCTCTGTGTCCGGCTTGATAAACTTGAACGGCAAGTCGATGTTCAATAAGTCAATTCCTCCGGCATTGTCGTCCTTGTTCTTCACGCTTGCTGCTCCAGTCATCAACAGAGAGCCTACGATAATGTCCATACGCTTGTGCGGTGCCAGCAATACCTGACAGTAATCGTCATAGATGAAGTCCACGATGTCACGCATGGCTGCTTTCTGGTCTTCCGGTTTGGCGGCATTATACTTATCTATCAAGTCCTGCAAGTCAGACAAACGGTCGATTGAGATTTGATAGCGGTCACCCAAATAGGCAATCTCACCATATCCGGAACCGATATTCCTGCGTTCACGGATAGGCTTTTCGCCATAACGGGAGTTGATGGAACCAGCCATCACGCCAGTAACCTGACCGATGTAGTCTTTAAATACACGAGTAGTAGTCCTACGGAAGCCCAAATACTGCTGCCAATAAATTGTGTCCTTTCTTGTCTTGAGGACACGCTGAATCACTGCATTTACAATGTTCGGGTCATTAAACAATGTATGAATAGTTAGCATCATATATTCATCCTCCTTTCTTTATTTTGCCATTATACCTGCGTTTTTCAACGCTGTCAATAATCCGTTAAAGTTTTCTACCGACACCGTACCAGATGCATCATTCACTTTGGCTGCCTGCTTTACACCTCCAAGAGCAGAAGTCGTAGCTGCTGTTAAAATATACTTGTTAGCTTGTGCTGCAACCCCATCCAATTTGGCTTTATCTTCCTTGCTCATCAATCCGTCCCGACTGGAAGAAGCCTTAGGAATTGATACAGTGTCTTTTTCTTGTTTGACATCCTGAGCATTAAACTGGAAGTGCGGCATATTCGCCTTGTCAATATCTGCGAAAGGCATTACCAGCTTGGTCGGTTCGATTTCAAACGCACGCATCAAAAGGGAAACCAATACTATGCCATCCTCTACCTGCTTCCTTTCATACAGAGCTGAATTTGCGATAACTTTGGGCGTTGTACCGTCTGCGGCTGTCGCTTCGTAAAGAACTGTTCCAGCTTCTAGATTTTCTCCAAAGTCTGCCGCTAACGTCAGCTTATCAAAAGCTTTGTCAGCCTTGTCAATAGCGTTGATTGTCGCTCCATGCGCACCGTTACCCAAGTGCATACCTTTGTAAGCCAAAGAACGTTTCTTGATTTTCAATGTGGTATTGGAGCCTGTCGTAAACTTCTCATATACTTCCACACGGATAGCCACTTGGGATGTTTTCTTCACCAAGTCAGCTGCAATCGGTGTGAATGAGGGCAAGTACGAGCCGACAACGAGGTTGGTTGTGTCCAACTTATACGGACCTCTGCGTCTGCGTCCGGTTTCTACGTCGTAGCGTTCTTCCTGCTCAACTTCCGGTTCAAGATTATACTTAAATCCTGCTGCCATAAAATCACTGTTTTTGTTGTTCTACAATTTCTTTAGTGTCGTCTGCAATCATTTTCGCAAACGCCTGAGTTTCATTCTCCAGTTCTTTTTTTGCTGTATCTGGAGGAACTACACCCTTAAAGCCGTCATTCGCAAACTCCTGCTTCAAGTCCTTGAAGTATGCGTCCAAGTCCTCATCGTCCTTAATGGCGCATCGTTTGGCGTAGTTTTCGGGAATACCATACTCCTTTGCCTTTGCCATAATCTGCTCCTGCCGGGTTGCTTGCGACTTTTCCGTTTCAAACTGAGCGAGCTTGTCAGAAAGCGGTTTAACGGCTGCACTCACTGCATTGGCAATGATGGTAGCCATATCATCCGGCTTGTCTTCCGCTTTGGTGGTTGTGGTAGTAGTGGTAGTCTCGACTGGCTTACCGTCTTTAAGGTTATGCTTCTTCTCGTAGTTCTGAACTGACTTGAAAGAAGCATCCCCGGCACGGAAATCACCATAATTTGTTAGCACGTCCGAAAAGCTAATTCCCTCCACAATGGTAGGTACTTGGCCTGCGTCCGTTACACCCTCTGCCTTTTTAGTGGCAATTCGGGCAAGAATAGCAGCATCCACCCCAGAAAACTTGGTTTGAAGGCCTGCTAAGATTTGTTCTAAGATTGTCATACCGTATGAATTTGATTTATAAATTTCTACGGTAAATTTCGGCATTAATAAGCTATGTGAGAAATTATCAGATAGGTGATACACGACAATGAAACGATTGTCGTAAAATGGTATAAAAAAGGCGTGAAACCGAATGAATCACGCCTAAATATTCTTCTTATGAACTAATCAGAAACCCAACATCGCGGCTGGAGGTATATTCAACACTCGACATAGCAACCTCGCAATTTTGAGGGTCGGTTCCGAACGTCCAGAAATATAGTCATTCACACGCGATGGACTTATTCCAATCTCACCAGCAAGTTGCTTTTGACTCATCCCTTTCTCTTCAAGAGATAGCTCTATCAATTCCGCAACAGTCGGTTTTTCTATCGGATAATGTTCTTTTTCGTATGCTATCACAATATCGGACATAACTGTAAGCTCCACCGCATTTTTATCGTTTGCAGGGGTATTATCATCAACCAATGGCAGAAGTTCCTCTACTCTTGCCAAAGCAAATTCATATTGTTCTTTACTAACTTTATTCATATCCTGTATCTTAAATGGTTGAACAATCTATTTTATCATATTCTTTATGGGTACACACTTTCCGAATAAAAATATAGCCCATTGTAAACTTTACAACTACTATCAGTCGATAATTGTTACCTCTAATATTGAATACATAGTGCTGGTTGCCTACATAATCAGCAGCAGGAAAATCTACTTTAATGTCTGATAGGTTCTTCCATTCAGCTTTTTCCGCTATATCATACCAACGTTCTAAAGCTATGCGTGAATCTTCATAGCCTTTCGTTTCGTAGAACTCTTTCAATTTCTTATGTGATACAATTCTCATATCTCATTTATTTGATGCAAAAATATGAATTAATTTTGAATTATAAAATTTTTCCAAGAAATATATTCTATAATATAGAATTTAGCAATAAAAAAAGCGGAACTAAATTAGCTCCGCTCAATAGTACTATAAAAACATGAAGTAATGAATTATCCCTTGAAGTTAGGAAACGCTGCATTACTATTCTTTGCCCCTTGTTCCTCCTTGATTTCTGCAAGTTCCTCTTCTACCCTATCAGCATTTCCGGCAAACATGATTCCCTCACGCGTTGACCAGATGCCACCACTGACAGCGGAAACGGCAGTAGTCACCTTATCATTCAAATCATCAATCATATATGGAACCAGTTCTGTTTCTATGTCAATGGTCTGCGATGCCTTGCTAAACTCGGTTGGATTGATAGAGCCTAAAGCGGAAACAATGAAATTTACTCTCCGCTGCAAGAACTCACCGATAACCTCACCGTGATTTTCTACCGCCATATGTGCACCCATGAACATAAAGCGGAAAGCGGTTCCTGATGCTTTGCCTACCCCCTTCAACGTCTCAAAGGATATTCTTGGAGTGTTTGACATATCATAAGCCATATTAGTGAGTGTTTCTGCTTCAAATTTTACGGTATCTGGCACCTGATTCCATGTTAAATATCGTGCACCAGCCCCCTCTCCTTCCAGTTTTACCATTCTATCCTTTGTCTTACCAGTGAACCCTATCACTTCACCAATTAATTCCAAAATGGGGAAAAAATGATAGTCGATACAATCAGCATAATTGGATAATAGTTTCTCCAACCGGACCCGGAAGGTCTTTATCTTCTTGCAATAAGGTTCAGGACGATAAGCATAGAGAACCGGTAGTTTTGGGAATCCATGAGCAAAAGGAGTTCTTTCTTCATATCCTTTAGACAAATCCCATTGATAAACCATTTTGTCCGTGATAGTCATAAAGCAGATGACCTCCGAATCATCCATGAGCTTCTTTTTATACTCACGTGAGAAAGCAATCATTTTACCTTCGTCGTTAAAGAACGGGTATAGCTTATCACCTCTGAATGGAGACCATAACACGCTTTTCAGTTTCTTGGTGGGCTTGACCTTGCCACCGAACGTAGTCTTAACTTTCTTCCAAAACTTTGCCCAAAACGAATCATCATCGGTAACATACCAATATTCTGCCGCTTCTTGTTCGGAGAGCCAGGCACGGACAATCTTCTTGTTTTGGTATTTGATTTTGTTGGATTTAAATACAGCCTTTACCGCATCCAGCAGCTTCTTTTCATCATCATCAGTCGGAGTGCAATCCATAGACGGTTCTGTGCCGACCGTGAAAGCTGTTTGAATGTTCACTATATCTTGTTCCAATGGAATGGAAATACGGTTCACCGGTTCAGTCTTATACTTTGCTTCGATTTCATAAGTCTTACCAGTTTTTTCATCGAATACTTTTTCGGATTCCTTATCAAGTACTTTTCTGTCCGGATACTTCTTTTTGTCAACCATGATTTCATGTCGTTCCGGATTCCAATCATCCCAAAGTTTGCAACGGTCGGGAAGTTCAGTCTTCCTACCTTTCTTCAGGTAGTTTATCTTCTGCCCGATGTCAGGCAATGCTAATATTTCTTCTAAATTCAATGGCATAGTTTATATTTTTAATGTGTGAATATTCCTGTTAAATCTTTCGGCTTCTGAATCTTGCCAAGAAGCTCACCCAATACATAGTAACGTACAGCATCTATTCCGTGATTGTCATGGTCTTCCGGTTCGTTGATATAGTTCC